GTGACAGTCACAGTCACATCATCGGCAGGCATGGTAAAGGTACCGACATTGCCGGAAGTCGTCACCGTAACGCTGGTGCTGGCACCATAGGTGGCGGTGATCGTATCCAACGCCTTGCCGGCGGCCGGCTTAGCCGTAATAGTCACCGTTTCGCCGGACTTGGCGGTCGCACGGCTGGAAGTAGCCGTGCCATCGGTCATGGCCGCCAGCGTCACGCCATAGTGGACAGGCTTAGTTTCCTGCACAACGGTGAGATAGGCGGGGTCCATATCGGCAATGTTCAGCAGGATGGCGCTGGTGTTATCAAATGCGCGGCCGGTGGCATACTGCACGACCCGGAAGGCCCGGCTGTTCTGGAAGAACTTGACGCTGTCGTCATAGACGATGCTGCCAGCCTTGTCACCGCCCACAAACATCTGATATTCTTCGGGCACGAAGAGGATGGCGCGGCCATCGTCAACCTCGTTGGAGATAATCACGGTTGTGGGGAACGGGAAAAGGTTATTTTTGAAGGATCCATCGCTTGCCTGGTATGTAGTGGCCGGCATGATCTTGGTCAGATAGTCGGACAGATTGCAGATCAGGCCGACGGTGGAGAAGGTACGTTTCTTGCCCTTTTCCGTCTTTGCCAGTTTGGCCACCAGGGGGCCGTAGGTTTCCGGCTTGAAATCATGGATGATCTCGGGCGTTTTCTGCGGGTAACCATCAGTCGTACTGAAGGTCACGCCCTCGTGGATATCACGATCCAGGCCGATAGGGCAGTTGACGCCATTGCCGCCGACAACGGCCTGCTCGCTGCCGCAGTACAGGGCTTCGTAGAGGCAGGCACGGATATAGGCATCCAGCCACATAGGACCAAGGTCCAGCATGCCCAGCTCGATGACAGCAAAGGCGGACAGCATATGCTGCTTCACATCGATCACCTTGATGGACGATGTGATTTCCTTCTCGATATCCGCAGTAATCTCGCCCCAGTAGGCCCGCTGCGTGCTGTGATCGTTTGTCACCCACTTGGTCAGATATCCGACATACTGGAAACTGATAGCACCCAGCAGGGGATGATCCTCCTGAAGGTGGCGGAATACGTCTTCCACGATGGTGGACGGCATAGCGCCCTCGGTTGTGGTGTCGCTGATGATATCCACAAACGCCTGCTTGGGGTTTGTAGACTTCATGGCACTGATGACCTTGCCGTACCAGGTCTTTTCTTTGGTTGTCAGCTGGCGATACCCACGGGATGCCAAGACGTTGACGTCCTTTTCATCAGCCAGTTCCTGAAAATCCGCGTGAATCTGCTCCGAGACGGACTGCTGGAACGCCTCCACAGCAGCCTTCATGGCCGTCTCATCATTTTCCTTCATGGCCTTGGACAGGGCCGCAAAGAGATCGGTATTGCCAAGTTTGAACATATTCGTTCCTCCTTATTTCATAGCCTCAAAAAAGGCTGTCAGCATATCGCTGACTGTTTTTTCTTGCGGTGCGGGGTTGGGAGTGGGCGTAGGGATATGGGATACGGGCAGTTTGCCCAGGGACGGGGATTTGACTTTCTGCATGATCTGACGCATGACACTCTGATTGGCGATGCTGCTGGCATCGTTCTGGGCAATCTTTGTGGCAAAGCCCATGTTCACCGCCTCATCCGGCAGGATCCAGGTGCCTTCATGATTATCGCCGTCCAGCATGTCATCAAGCTCTTTGCGATCAATGTTGACAACTTCGGCGTAGGCATTACCGGCCGCTTTGCTGATCTTATCCAACGTGTCGGCCGTCTGCCGGAGCTGCGCGGCATTGCCCTCGGCATCGATCCACGCATTGTGGATCATCAGCGCGGACGCGGAGCCCATAACACGCTCCTCTCCGGCCATAAACACCAGGGATGCCGCAGAGCAGGCAAAGCCATCGCAGAAAGTCACGATTTTGGCCGGATGGCACTTGAGTACATTGAGAATGGCAAGCCCCTCAGATGTATAGCCGCCCATGCTGTTGATGTGGACATTGATAGTATCCACATCCAACGCCTTGATTTCCTTTGCGATGGACAATCCAGACACTTCGCCAAGATCCATGTCCCACGCCTCGTTGAGACCCGTGTTAAAGGCATCCACAATATCGCCAAAAATAAAGATGTCGGCGATACGGGTCTCCTGATTGGTTTCCATGGAATAAAACTTCTTCACTTCTTCTCACCTCCTCCGTTCGGATTTTTTAACTGCTCCTCGGCAGTGCTGTTGTTTTTGGTCATCCAGTGGGTGTTTGCCCACGGTTCGTCGATTGGCGGCTCACCAAGGATGGTACGCACCTCGTTGACGGACAGCGCAGCCGAGCTGATAATCTTGTCCACCTTGTCGGCAATCTCCAGAATATCCACATGCAGAACAGTAGAGGTATCCACCTGCACATAACTGCGCTTCTGCCACTGGGCCATGGTGTAATATTTCCGGGTAAACTCCTGGCCAATGATATTGGCATAAGGATCAACACCGAACGTGAGAAACTGCTGCACCACATCATTGGTATTGGTAATATTCCCATACATCATGGATTCCGGGATCTTGAAAGACTGCGCGGTCATGGAGAAGACGTCTTTTCGCAGTGCAATAATATCTGCACTGCTCTGAGCCTGGCTGCTGACAGACGTCAGGTCTGTGCCCTTCATCATCGGCAAAACTCCAGCATAGGAGTCGATGAAGTCAGTCAGTCCAGACGCTATAAACGCCTTATAGTCCTTGTTAAACTGCTCTGTTCCGCCCGGATACGTGTCCACGGTGTACTTGTATTTCACGCCGTTGCCAGACTTATAGCACAGGAAAGCCGTAGATAGTGCCTTTTCGTACTGGTCAAACGCGCCATCAATCAGTGCCTTCACGCCTTTATCATCCAGCTTCAGCAGGACAACATCCTCAGCCTTGAAATTCTTCCGCAGATCCTGATTGCCGACAGTGATATTTTTATAAATATCGCCGGTGATCGGATGCTCCTCGATCTGATAACCGTCAGCCGAATAGATGCAGTCCCGATATGGGAGGACAAGGCTCCCGCCCTGATTGATAAACATGCGCCAAACGATCTGGTTTTTCAGCTGTGCCGCGTTCTGATTCGGGTTGGCCGAAACGTTCAAGCGGTAATACAGATCATTGTGAACTTCCTGGCCGTTCTCAAATACCTTGAACTCGCACTTGCTGATGGTATTTGCGATGTAAGACACTGCAATGTGAATGGCCAGCATTTTGAAATAGATTTGGTTCTTCTCGCTCAGTGTGACAGGCGTAATCTTGGCGGTCTGCGCCTGACGCTTCAGCAGACTATCAAAAAACACTTTTTTACCTCCCTAAAACAGGGTTGATGAACGTAGCAGCCGCGGCCGGCTGAAGCTCATCCTCTTTCGTCATGGCATGGCAGAGGGCGTAGAAGCCATCTGTCTTCCGGCTCTTAGGCTCGATTTTGTCAAATCGCACATTGCCCTTATCTACAACACGCTTCACGTTCCATGTGTACCAGCGCATCAGGCTGTTATCGCCCCAGGAAATCAGGTGTTTGACAAGCATACTGATGACTACCGGCGTAACCAGTATCACTTGGCTTATGCGCGTCAACCATATGTTGCCGCCCTTACCGCCGCGGAAGCCTATTTTCTCAAGGGCATCGCGCAGAAGTGCGAAACGGAAGGTATCGCAGCATACAAACTTGATGTTGTAGTCTTTGGCCTTTTCGGCCAGCCAGTCAGTTACCAGCTCCGGCCGGATTTCCACATCATTGACCACCGTAAGGAGGCCCTCTTGCTCTGCCTGGAGGATCGGATAATGAATCCGATCCCAGTCGCGGCTGTTGCGGCACACCCAACTATGCGTGATCCAGTACCGCCGATCTCCATCCCGAAACAGCAGGCCCACCGCGCAAAAGTCGGAAAGCAGCATATAGTCAACGCCGGCGATGCAATCACGGCCACGCAGGTTCGGCAGATCCGCCTTTGTGGCAAGCACATCGTCCCAGCTGCAAATCGAGTCTGCTGTTGCGGATGGAGGCCGGTTCATGCGCTTCGTTGGAAAATCAGGGTTACCGGTTGGATCAGCCTTGTAATCCTCAAACTCAAGGGTAATCTCCTGCTGGAGCGTGGGGAAATACAAAAGGCTTGGGTTTGCCTTGGGCCACATCTCCGGATTCATGACTTCATCGTCAGAATCCAGGCGGCAAATGAACGGCAGCCACCCATTGTCTTCCCGCTTCCCATCCAGAATATCAAGGGACTTTTGCAGGTCTTCATCCAGCGGGCCGCCGCGGACATAACCCTGGGTGCTGATGATCGTCCTGCGCGGATGCTTCTTTTTGCCGAGGCCGCCGTTGGCTACGTTCATCAGTTTGCGATCTTTATAGGCATGTTCTTCATCGCAGTCCACTTTGCCGGGCCGGCCGCCATCCTTGCTTTCAGGTGCCCGAGTGTGATAACGCAGCCGGGAGCCTGTTTTCAGATTGGTAATGGTTTCAAGGTTCCAGCGGAACTTGTTTCGCATGACGGTCTTGTTGGCTTCGAGGACGTTGTAAACATCCTCAAATGTGAGCTTTGCCTGGGCTTCCGACACGGCAAAGGTGTCGATGTGGTATTCCCGCACGCCGTTGACAGGCGTTAGCAGACAGAAATCCTCAAACCCAAGGTAGCCGTTTTTTCCGGCGCCGCGGCCGACCAGGATAAACAGTACCGGCCAGCGGAGCAGACCGTCTGCTTTGTACACGCAGTTGTGCAGCGTGAAAACGAATTGCTCCCAGGCGAGCAGCTTAAACGGGAAGAATTTCTCAAAACCGAGGTAGCGCTGGAGCTGCGTCTCGTTGACGGTCAGATTCTCAGTCTCAAAAGCATGCTCGACCAGATCGACAAGCTGATATTGCTCTTTGCAAAAGACGCCGGGACCGTGGCGGACAAAATCGATGTAGGTCTGGATCTGCTTACAGGAAATCATCCTGATCGCTCTCCTCGCCGGTCGGCGCGTCGGTGGTCAGCCCCAGCTTTTCCAGGATCGTCAGCATCTGGCGTCCGACGGAAACCAGATCCTTAACTGAGGGGTTATTTTTTGTCACCTTATCGCCCTTACTGTTCGGCTCCAGATAGCTCACCCCGCGCTTCTGGATGTCTTTTTTGAGGTCTTTTTGCAAGCAAAACAGCTGCATATAGTCCTCAACCAACGCCTCAAAATGGGCCGTTCTGGCCCCC